CTATAAGGCATGTAATCGTTTAATGGCGACGCTTTAGCTCCTCCCATCGTCATAGCTACATACTGCGAGATTTGCGCCAGTAGAAGCTCGTTTCGACGGCTTGGCAGTTGGTACTTATTGGCGAATAACTGAAGCTCTACAAACTCAGTATTTGTCAACCTGTTAGACAATTCCTCTGGTGTGCATCCGTACTCAAAGGAAAGGTCTATTAGGAATTCACGCCGTACCGTTAGCCTTTTTTTGCTTCGTCTACGCCTTCAATTGAGATTGCATTGATTTCATTGATAGCCTTCAAAAGCACCGATACTTTATTGAACGGTTGACTTTCTAGAACTTTCATTTGTTCAGGGTCATCTAAATTGAAAGCGCGTGAGCCGTCAGGATTACAGATAAACCGTGCAAAGGTTTTCGCCATTGATGAAGCTGTGCCATCAGAGTTGATAGCGTCCATTTCACCAACGGTTAAAACCGCAATGTGCACAGTTCCCCATCCATCAATCGTAACGGATTTCAGCTTAGGCTTTGCGCTCTCGCGCATTTTTTCAAGTAAGGACATCGCTTGATTCTTTGCCATTTTTAAACTGGAATAAAGTTAAATGCAGCGCCTGTCAATTTGATGGATGCTGTGCCCTTCCAGACATCGTTGACCTGTGCAGATTCTCCCAGCTCCAATACCAAACCAGCCCAAACGGTAGCACCAGCAGACTTAGGCAAAACACGTTTGACCATCAAAGGCGTACCAGCGGATTGTGCTGTATCAAAAGCAGTTTGAACGGTAGAAGGCGCGAAGTTGTAATCAAGTTTCAAAGTGCCGTAGTTCTTCAAACCGACTTCAGACTCTTCAGCATCGCTGCAAATCGTAGATACTGGAATATCCGCACTTGCACCGCCTGAGCGGTCAAAGCCAGTCAGTTCGCAGAAGTTAGAAAATGTACCTTTAGCAGCAATACCACCAGACACGTAAGTCGTGTAAGATGTTGAATCGACACTAAACAGTGTGATTGTGTTTGTTGCCACAGCGGAAACAACATAGTCGTTACCGTTCAACTCTGTCATACCAACAACACCAGAGATACGAACAACATCACCAACGATGAACGTATGCGCTGTGCAAGTAAGCACGCACGGATTTGCTTTAGTTGCACCCGTGATGGCTTGCGTTCCAGTAGAGCCAGTAATGACAGCTAGTGTGCTGCCTTGAAATTTTAGCCTTGCACCAATCATGATAATAACCTTTCAATAATGTAAAACCCACTCGGTTGAATGGGTGGGCTTTTCGCTTTTCAGCAAAATCGTTTAGCTGTGAACATAGTAATCAAGCACAGCTCTATAAGTCTTCGTTTCACTCTCATATTCATTACGTGGCGAACTTTGTAGCGTTGTCGGTGTTGTCATATTCATCATTGCAGTACGTACACTATTTAAAACAGTTTCACGGCTTGCATGCGTTAATGCAACAATATCAATTTGAACCCTTGCTGTATCTGTTGCACCGTCTCCAGTTCCACAAATATCGCCATAAGTTTCGCCACCAATGACAGTATAACGGATAGCCGGCCAAATTGGTAGGTTTCCATCAGGTTGCATGAACGTGTCAGGATAGCATCTACCCCCTACAGACGATTGCAATGCTGTGAATATTTCAGTGGAAACTGTCATTTTTTTTGGTTCGCTTTAATGATTCGCTTTTCTAAGCGGTCTTTAATGGCCTGCGCTGCGCGTTCTTTTTCAGACTCAAAAGCAGGGCGTAAAAATGGTTGTGCTGTTTGCTTTACAGTTCCAAACTCAATAAATCTAGCCATCCTAGCCGCATAGCCGTCTTTTCGTTGACCTCTAACCGTTACGATATATTCAGCAGTTAACCCGCCTTTGTAACGTTTATTGATGATGTTTTTACCAACGTTACCCGGCTGGACTAAAACGCCTTTGTCCTTGTTTTTTTGCCGTGCAATGTATGCTTTTTCCGCTACGTGGGCAGTCTTAGCCGCTTGCTTTTTAATGACGGATGCACCAGCCAATACACCAGCGAAGGCGATTTTCTTGGCAATGTCCGAACTCAAAAGCGACATCGCCGCCCCTAGCTCTTTTAGCCCCGTCATTTCCACGCGCGTGCTAGCCATCATTAGACCCTGATAAACACATGATTTCAATCTCACGATTACCCAATGATACGTGAGCGATTGAGACAATGTTAAAAATAACACCGTCATATTTTAACCGCCATTTAGGTGTCATCGTTGACAATAAAGGATGCTGTCGAATACGAATCCGAGCATCCATTGTGCCAATAATCTGATTACTTGTAAGCGCTTCACGCCCCTTAATAGGTTCGATACTAGCCCACACTGTACCAACTGCCAACCATGAGACTACGGGCGAACCTGATGCATCCTGAGTGCTTATAGGTTGTTCAATGTCTAAGCGTTTATCAAGTTTACCAGCTTGCATTAGTTGTACACCCGTTCAGTATCTAGCAAAGATTTTACACCTAAGGGGATACTTTGCAATTTGTCAAAGTTGCTTGCCTCTCGGTTTTCATACCAATGACCGATCAACAAAAGCATAGCTGCCTTCACCGCTGAATTGATTGTTGATTTTGTAATATATCTAACCTTAACCACATTAGCTGCATACTTTGGCTCAGGCCATGAATCAACAAACAAAGCCCATGATTGATGTGAATATTCATCTAATACATATTCAGAGCTATCAATCAAAATAACTGCGTCAGTATCGTCAACGTAAGAAATTAAAGTAATAGAAGCTGCACCTAAAGGTAGTTCAATTGCGCCATCAGGGAAAGCATCCAAGGCCAGTTCTAATGTTTGAACTCCTACGCTTCGTTGTGTCGTATGCTCTACATAATCACGGGCTGCATCAATGAAAGCTGTGATTAAAGTATCATCAGGATGTGTTAACGATCCCAATAAATCAAGCCTTAAATGCAAGCGAACATCTTCCAACGGAATGACTGGAGATGTGACTGGTGTAATTACTTTAATACCCATTAGCGTTTACTCGTTTGTATGTTTGACCTAATACCACTTACAAATGGTCTGCCACGGCGAGACCCATAGAATCTTGTTTGCGGTACAGTAGTTGGGTACCCCGTTATAACCAATGATCCTAGCAATGCCGCGCTGACGTAGCCTCTAACTGTATCTGTAGCAAAGCCAGTGATAAGAACAGAGCCTGCATCCGTTTGTGTTGGTACATCTCGGATTGATACAGCATCAACACCGCTGATATTGTACGCCGTTGGCACTGTGATGCCATTGTGGACATGCGTGTAAGCAGTATCAAAACCAGTGATAACGTAGCTTGATGGACTTGTAGCGCCAGCATACTGCGAATACGACTTCGTGGCAAACCCTGTAATGCTGTAAACACTAGGCGTTGTCGTGGCAATTGGAGCGCCAGAGGAGTTAACCGCAGCGGTGCTAAATCCAGTAATAATTATGCTAGAAGGCCACGCCGTTGCAATAATGTGCGTCTTTGTCTCTAGCCCTGTAATGACGTAACTACCCGTTACCGTGCTTGATATAGACGATTTAAATATGCCGGTAGCAGGTAATCCATTGATAAAATATGCGCCCGTTACTGTATCACTATATACAATCTTGGTCAGCAACGAACCAATAGCAGGCATGCCGCCAATTGGCAGCCACGCCACAGCAGCAAGCGGTGAAAATAATCCCGTTATATTTTTGGTTTGAGCTTGACTACTAGCAACAGCCCCAGATACAACGCCAATAATTTGACCATTGACAAAGCTGCTTTGCGCCTGATAGCTTGAAGCCGAGCCAGTTACCAACTCAGGAACTAAAAGGCCTGAAGCCAATAAAGATTGCGCCTGATAGCTTGATGCCGCGCCGTCAACTTGACCAATTAAAAGGCCAGTCAATAAACTTGTTTGACTTTGCGAACTACTGACCGAGCCGTCAGCAACTGTAATATAAAGCCCTGCCGCACCGTTTGTTTGCACTTGCAAAGCGCTTAAAACACCCGTAACAACGGCTACAGCAGCGCTGCCGATTATGTTGCTGCTTTGCGCTTGCGAATTTGAACCAGTGCCAACAACTACGCCAATTTGTACGCCGGCTATATTGTTAGTCTGCGCTTGAGAGCTAATCGCACTCCCAGTAACGACACCGATAAACTGACCGGTTGACTGGGTTATCTGCGCTTGATAGCTTGCCGCTTCGCTTGTGGTTAAATCTAAATTACTACCAATTAACGCAGAACTTTGCGCCTGATAGCTTGAGAGTGCACCCTCTACACCAGCTTCATTAAAGAAAAAGTCGTTAAATACCGCCGCACCAGCAGAGCCGTTGTTTTTCTCGATTAAAAACTTAGTGCCGTTGCCGTGGGCAATTGGACGCCCTAGCGCTCTAAGTCTTTTAGCATCACCAGTGTTTGCGCCCACATTAGCCTTGTGTAAATACTAGGTTGCTGCTTAATTGCGTTGAACCCGTGGTTTGCGGGATAAAAATACAGAACAAAACCGAGCTATCGTAGATACGTGGCAATCCGCCAGTCACTGCGTCAATCGCACCGGGTATACCCTGAGCAGGGCAGATAACGGATGCTATCGGGCGGTAAGCTACTAGGCTAATTGCGCCACTTGTCCATGTTGCTGATAAGGTTACGGATGTAGGCAGCCTAACGCCAATATCACCAGATTGCAATCCAATTTCATAAAACGTGGCGGCAACACTAGCCGCTGATGTTGTGAAAATGTTTTGCGCACTTCTGCCAGCCACGCCTTCGCTATTGGTGTAACCGCATGTAATGACTGGAGCACCAGTACCCGTTACAGTTGTGACCTCTAAACCTAAAAGCACGCCCTCGCCATTGGTTTGACCGTTATTATCCCTTGATGGGAAAGCAAGCGGGACAATTGGTTGTGCCGCCGTGCTAGTGACGGATAAGCCAGTGTTATGCCAAAGTCTGTCGCACAGTATCAACGTGCCAGATTGCACCGACGACTGAGAGGTCATTGACGCAAGGTACGTATTACCGCTAGGCGTTGGCATCGGGATTTGCCCCGGATGTGTTAGCAAATTAGAGCCATTCACACCCGTGGAATACGTGCCAGAACCGCCCGGCACGCCTGAGAGCGAAAACAGAGATACAGCACGCCCCGCTACAGTTGTGCCCGTACCCTGCTTATGAAAGCGGGTCATTGGGCGGCTGCCAGCGATAACCCCGTCAAGAGATGTAATTGCCATTTTTCAACCTTATATTAGAGGTTTGTCGCAGAATTTAAAACGTCATGTGTGAAGCTAGAGATTGCAACCGTACCGCCTGCAATGATTTGACCGCCTGTTAAGCCTGACAAATTCAAGTTGCTTGCACTTGCGCCAGCTGAACCGTCCATCACAACAGTTGTTCCATCAGTACGCACAGCGCGATACCATGTGGGTGTACCTGTCGCATTTGCGTTTGTATCGCTTGTTAAGCCGTTGAAAGTAATCACGCCACCAGAAGCAGCAGGAGCAGCAGTCGCTGAAAAGGTCAACTCAGCCAATAGAACTTGAGTAGATACCGCAGTATCTGCTGTTGCCGGCTGTGTGCCGTCATAGATGCGTAAAAAACCACTGTTTAGACGCGCCGAAAGGTTATCAGCTTGACCGTTAACAGTTGCATCAGCCAATTGAGTATTGAGAGCCATTTTCTATCCTTTAAGTTAAGGTTTTACGCCGATCGCGATATAACCGATTGTATTACCAGCCGCCGCATTTACGGTTGCTGCATCCGTGCTGTTGGTTAATGTAATGAAGTCTACCGTGGTTTTACTTGTGAAACTAGTGCCGCGCACAGTGGTGCTGGACAGTGTAGATTGCGAGTTTGCAGTAACTACATAATTGGTATTTGCAAATGCCGCCGGTAGAGTGACAGTCTGCGCGAGCGAGCCTTGTGTAAACGTGCCCCATTGAAGGCGCATAGTGCCAATGTCAAAATAACCCGTTGCGGCCTGATCGACAGTGCCAACTACGGGATAGATAGATGTAGGAATTTCAGTAACATCAAAATATGAGCCTTTACCCCAAGGCACAGAGTCAACTACTGCCGGCTGGTAACGAAGCTCCACAGCTTGACCCGCTACTAAATTTAAATCCAAGAAAGCAGAAACCTGATTAACACCAGCGGCCTGCATTATATCAATAAAAACACTGCCTTTTGATACGCCGTTTTGCGTAACGTGAAAAGTGCCATCGCCGTTAAATTCGCCACTTCCAGCCATCATAAGCCATGAAACGCGATAACGCCCATTTTGTGAGGGTGTAATGGTATCAGTGCCTGTAAATGTAACACCACTGCTGTAAACAGTTGCATTAAACGGAACTTTAGTTCCCGGTGATGTGATTGAAAATGCAGTGCTTGGCAGGTCAGCGCTTGCATTTACGCGCCCGTATGTGAGCGCCACACCCGTACCGAATGGCGACTCCCAAACACCATCGCCACGTAAAAACTTGGCATTTTCACCGGTTAATGGTTGAGGGACTAGCCCTTTTGCGCCATTGGATACACCACTAGCGCCAGTCATTACCTTAGCCGGTGCGCTTGGAGGAATTGCAGGTATTCCCATATCAATTACCTGTATAAGCAGCAGATTGAGCCGCTGCGCTAATCAAATAAATAGCCGAGCCGTTAACAATGCCATAGGCGATTGATTGCCCTGCTTCTAATGGGTAACCTGTGCCAGTGGTAACACCAGCCGCACCAATGTAAACCGGAGCTGTGTTTGATGCGCTTGCAGTAATGACAATGCCGTTTTGATAAGCAAAGGCAGGTAATGCAGCCGCTGTAGATGTGACCGCAACTTGGCCTGATGTGATAGCTGCAGGGTTTTGCGCCAAAACCACGGGTAATGATGCTGCTACAGCTTGCTGACCTAATCCAATAGCAGCGCCACCAGCAACCAATGCAGTTGGCAGCGGTGAAGCTAGTGACGTATCATTAGCCGCGCCGTCAGCGCCCCAAACCTGCTTAACTCGCGGATATTGGACACCTGCAATATCATCGCTTGCGAAAGTTGCACCACC